GGCGGCGGCGTATCCGAACTTCCCCGTAGCATTCGTAGCGTCCTCAAGGGCCAAGGGCTCACCGACAAGACCGCTTACGTCGCAGCGCTCGGCGCAACCTTTATGATCCAAAACGGGATTGCCACGTACCTTCACACGGGCGAGATGCCCGAAGGGCAAGACTGGTTGGCCTACCGCACTGGCGGCACCGACAAGGACGGCGCCCCCGAGCGCGGCCTTATCCCCGGATATATGAAGGACGTGTTGTCGTTCAGTTGGAACTTCCCGCACAACGTCCTCGGCGAGATCACGAACAAAGCCAACCCGGCGTTGACGACGGCGGTAGACCTGTTTCGTAACAAGGATTATTTCGACACCGACATTTATCGTCCTGCCGACGATCTCAGCAAAGGCCCGGAGAACAAGCCCTCGGTAGCCGAGCAAGCCGGGCAGAGCGCCGCTTATGTCGGTGAACAGATGACGCCGATCTCTCTCAGCCAGCAAGACAGAGGTCCGGACTCCAAGTTCAGCACGTTGGAAACCCTGCTCGGTATCCGCCGTGCGCCGGGGTACCTTGAGAACCCCGAAAAGAAAACCACCGACGCCGAGACCTACGACACAAGGGATTGGGCCAAGCGTACCAACCGGGACGCAAAACAGGCGGCGCAGAAGGAAGACAACGCAAAAGCCAAGAGCGCTTCTCCGTCGAACGACCCTTTCGCTGCGTTCAAACCCGATCCGTTTGCTGCGTTCGGAAAGAAACCGGACGCTGGCCCGCGCGTCAAACCCGGCGCAAGCAACGCGGGCGCACTGCGCCCCGAGATGAAACCGATCCTGGACATGCTCTCCAGTATCCCCGGCTTCAACCGCATAACGTCAGAGAACGATAGCTACCACCCAGCAGGCGACGTCCATGGTCAGGGAAAAGCGATCGACTTTTCGGTTAAGGGAAGCTCGACCAAAGCCGCAGCCGACTTACGTCGTCGCCTCTCCGACGCGGGCATCAAGGCTAAAGTGTATGACGAGTACAACAGCCCCTCGCGTCGTGCGACCGCAGGGCATATTCACGTGCAGCTAGCATGAAGATCCTCCTCATAGATCAGGGCGGCTTCATGCTCGACTTCGCTCTCAGGGCGCAGGCGCAAGGCCACACCATCAAGTGGTTCATTCGCCGCGTCGAGCGTACCAAGGACATAGGTCGAGGGTGTTTACACAAGCCTTCCGAGTTCGTCGAAGTGTGGCAGGACTGGATGCGCTGGGCCGACGTCGTGTTCATGGCCGACAACACCAAGTACCTGAGGGAGCTTGATGCGTGGCGCGAACGCGGTGTCAGGATCGTCGGCGCATCGAGCGAGGCGTCCACATGGGAACTCGACCGCAACGCGGGCCAAGCCATGTTCAAGAAGTGCGGGATGCAGGTGGCGCAGCACAAAGAGTTTACCAAGTACGACGACGCGATCAACTACGTGAAAAAGGAAGGCCGCGCTTTTGTCTCCAAGCCATGCGGCGACGAGACCGACAAAAGCCTTACCTACGTTTCGCAATCTCCCGCTGACATGGTGTTCATGCTCCAGAGGTGGAAAGAGCAGAAGAGGCACAAAGGTCCGTTCATCCTGCAAGAGTGCGTCAAAGGCACGGAGATGGCAGTAGGAGCGTGGTTCGGACCCCACGGGTTTAACCGTGGCTGGCACGAGAACTGGGAGTTCAAAAAGCTGATGGCGGGCGACACAGGCCCCGCTACCGGAGAGATGGGCACCGTGCTTCAGGTGGTGCGCCAGTCCAAGCTCGCTGAGATGGTGCTGCGTCCTTTAATCAAGGAGCTGCACCGTATCGACTATGTGGGCTACGTCGATGTGAACTGCATCATCGACGACAAGGGCGTGCCGTGGCCGCTTGAGTTTACGATGCGACCCGGCTGGCCCACGTTCAATATCCAGATGGCGCTTATCGAAGGTGACGTGGCACAGTGGTTGATGGACCTGGCTGACGGCACCGACGCGCAGCCTTTTGCCGAAGACGAAGTGGCGGTCGGCGTTGTCATGGCGATCCCCGACTTTCCTTTCAGCCTGTTTACTCGTAAGTCTGTGACCGGAATACCCGTATACAACGTCAAACCGTGGATGAAACAATGCCTACACCCGTGCGAACTAATGCAGGGAACAGCACCCCACAACAAGGAGGGCAGCGTGGTAGACCTCCCCTGTCTGGTAACGGCGGGGGACTACGTGTTGGTAGCCTCTGGGTTGGGGGCGACGGTGAGGACGGCGAGGGCGAAAGCCTATCGGATTCTGAAGACTTTGGAGGTTCCGAACAGTCCTTTCTGGCGTCCGGATATCGGGGGTCGTCTGAAGGACCAGCTTCCGACGATTCAGAAGATGGGTTTCGCGAAGCATTTGGTCTTTTAGACAAGCCCAAGGAGTTCGAGGAGCTTCTGACCGCATCGTTCAGCTACGCCAAGGCGGTGATGGACATAGAACTCGACCCCGACCATAAGCACTTCGCGCGCATCCTCTCGGCCAAGCAAGCCATAACCTCGTCAATGTTCACTGCTTCGGTGCGGATTGACGCCGCTGGCCTGCGCAAGCAGACCAACGATCGCCTCGGAGAACTACTCGACCTTGTTAAAGCCGACCGAAAGAGTAGGGCTTAAAATACGCCTGCACGCTGCGCGATGAAAGCGATCGCCAGGACAACGATCACGAGCTTGACGATCATGTTGATAGGGGCAGGTAGCCCGACCATATCCACCAGATAGATACATACAGCAGCGATCAGAAACGCGATAAGCACGACAATGAGAATGGCCACGATAGTTTCCTTTACGGTTTGAGGTAAAGCGATCTCTCGGCTTGCCGACGCCGTGTCAGTCCGTCGAGGATCTTTCCCTTCTGGTGGTTCCAGAGAAGAAACTGGTCAGCCGCTTCTACATATTTTCCCGCGTTGTGATCGCGCAGAAGCGTCGATATCGAAAGCGCGTGCGTGCCGATGTTGTAGGCCAGCGAGACGAGCGCATCGAACTGATGTTCAGTCGTCGGGTGACCCGTAACCAACTGCGAGACAGACACCGCAAAACGATTAAGGTCTTGGGCGAACCGGAAGTCGCACTGCGCCTGTGTCCACATAAGACCAAGATGAATGTCAGGCCCAGTGGACCCCCAACCAATCGTCGGTCTGTCCTTGGCGGTAGGCATGTAGGCGGTGAGACGACATTGCTCGAAGCCCTGAATTATCTTGATGCCTTCAATGTCTGGCTGCATCATCATAGCTCGACCTTCAAATCTTGAATAAGGACGTCGCCGCCTGGGTTCTCCAAATCTTCAATCATTTCTATCATACCTTGGTCAATCGCGTAAGAGCGGCAGGCGCGGTAGGCATAGCTGGTCGCAGCAAGAGCTTCCTTTTCGTACTTGGCCCTGAACTGCTCGAACACCGCGTCATCGGATACGGGATCGTTAAGCGGAGTTTTCGTAGTCGTCCGCGCCCAGTCCTTTGCCTGTATGAAGTTGTCCCACCTCGGCGGCTTGGCCCCGGTAAAGGCTTTGCTCTGTGACGTTTCGACGTAGCAAGTCGTTATGTTGCGGCTCCGGCTGTCCTGCCCTGTGATCTTGGTTACGAGGGTAAACCCGCCGAGCTTGCGCGGCGCTTCGGAATCGCGGGCCTTGGTCAGCGTCAGCGTGCGAACCTTCTTGCCCTTCTCAACCTCGATCTCCAGCACGTAGTCTGCGCTGGCCAAGAGCGCCGAACCACCGCGCACGCCTTCGCCGTTCTTGGGGGGATGGTGCAGGATCATAACCAGCACGTCGAACTCGCGGGCCAGCTCCTCCAGCTTCTTCATCGCCTTGGCGCACTCGCTGTTGTTGTTCTCGTCGCCGACGAGACCCGAGGCTGAGAGCGTGTCGAGAACGACCAGCGATACCGGCACGGAAAAACTCTTCAGCATCCGGTCGCACTCGGCATGGAGATCGCTGCGCAGCGTCTCCCACGCGCTCCTGTCCGACAGAGCACCTACGGGCGTCCCTGAGATAGGTAACCGTCCTTTGCCCTCTCCAAGTACCGAGAGGCGCGGACCCAAGCTCCCCTGACCCTCAGCGGCCAGAATTATAGTGCCTCCGCGTTCGTCGGGGTTCTCTCCAAACCACGGGTCACCCGTCGATAGCTTCTCGGCAATGTGCGTGGCCATGAACGTCTTGCCACTGCCCGGCAGGCCGGTAAGGATCGCAACGCCGGTCGCAGGGAGCATCTGGTAGAAAAGCCATTGGCTATCCTTCTCCCATACCGCGCCGTGGCGTACCCACTTGCGTCCTTTTTCTTCGGGAGGATCAATGCTGACGCCGGAGAATTGTACGAGCGGATGAAGGTGACCCGCCGACGACGTAGCGTAGAGGTAGGCGTTGGCGACTTTGGTTTCGAGTGCTTCGGGTGCCCACGGAGGCTCGCACCTTTCGTTCCACAGATCGAGCATCATGCAAAAGGCAGTCAGTTCTGCGCAGCCCAAGTCGCGTAGCTTGCAGGCCACGTTAAAGGTGTGCTGATCTCCGTTAGCTCCCTCGACCGCGCCGTCTGCCGTCTGGAGATAGGCTTCCGATGCCTTCAGCGCGATCTCGTCGTCATCGCTGACTATAAAGCCTTTGCGTTTCCGCTCTCTTGGTTCGCTGAGAAGCGCCAGGATGTGCGGTGGGGCATGAGCTAGGGGAGCGTCGTTGCTGAGAGTGTAGATGCCTTCAGGGGTGACCGAGCCGGGGGCGATGACGTAGCCGTGGTGCGAGCGGGTGTCGATGCCTTCGCCAAGCTTGCCTGTTGTGTTGGCGACGTTGGGCGACTTGTAATAATAGTGGAAGCCTCCGGTCGGTGTTTCGACCACCAACGTGTTGAGCGGCATGTCTAGATTGAAGAACGACTTCAATCCGTTCTTGCCGTTCTTAACATCAACATCGACGACGAGCATGTTGCAGGTCGAAACGCCCACGTTCCAGTCGCCGTCAGCAAACAGAATTTTGATTACTTCGGGATCGCTGGTCGCCGAATTATAAAATTGCTTGTCGCGCGGGCGCTTGGTGCGGGGGATGAGAGGGAACACGCGCAGACCGCGCGCAGCCCATGCCATAGCAAGCCCGATAGATCCCCGAGGGGAAGCCATTACTGACTAACGATTCGATAGGTTCTGCGCTTCTCGCCCAAGACAATTCGCTTGCGCATCGGCTGGAGCTTGCGGTTGATGGAGGCAAAGGGCCACGATAGCGCCTGTTGCTTTTTCCATGTCTTGATCTCTTTGCCGTCACCTCTCGTGTAGGCAAAATAGAGATCGTCGATTAGCGCGTCTCGTTCGTCGTTAGAAAACACACTGAGAAGCGAAGTCTCCCTCGGTGTGAATGTTTTGCTACTTGCCATAACGCTGACCTTCCCAACCTTTGACGGCTACCGGAAGGCCCGTGGCCCACGCAGGTACGACCGACATGATACGCTCGAACTCTTCGAGACTTCCTTTGCCTATCGGCATCTCGGATATATTTTCGTCGTGAATTGTAAGCACCAGGGGGTAGCCTGCCGCTTCGAGCGCCATCATTCCCTCCACCAGAACGTCACGCGCGATCGCCTGCACGATGTTTTCGCACTGAAGGCCACCGTAGAGCCGATGCGTGCCCCATTTCTTCGTCACGCCGTTCACCGCATCGAACTCGACGCCGGGACGAGCACTGAGGGTTTCGGTCTTCTCGCTCCAGACAATGCGGGGCGCAGCATAAGAGAGCGTCCGGCCTGACGGCAACAGGCACCACAGGAAGCCGTGCGCCACGCGGTACGCGATGCGATTGTTCAGGCACCATATGGTAAGACCCGGATTTTCTACCGCTTCAATCGCGGCATTCTGAAGCTCCCACCACGACGCAGTAATAGCCGGGTGCGCGTCTCGCCACGCTTTCTTAAGCTGTTCGCCTCTTTCCTGGCCGACGCTGACGCCATAATTAGCGCCCATCTTTTCAAACGCTCGCCATCCGCCTTGGAAACCCATGCTAAGTTCCATGACTTTACCGATTTGGCGCTGCGGCTTCGTGACGCTACCAATGGGAATATAGAACGCCTTGGAGTAGGCCAGAACATACAGGTCGGTCCCGGCACCGCGATCAAAAGAACCGAATGCTTGCGTCTTCCAGTCTTCCCCCGCAAGCCACGCATTAACTCGCCCTTCGATGTTGGCATAATCAGCTCCTATCAATCTGTGTCCGGGTTTTGCGACAATCATCGAGCGCAGGCATTTGGACAGGAACGCCATCGGCTCTCCGAGGAAGAGCGCGATCGCATCGCAGGCTTCCGCCCCGGTGTTGGTGTTGCGCAGCAATTTTATTGTTGCGGCCACGCTTTCCCCGTCGTCGATACGCGGGAAGTTGTGCGGCTGCATTCCAGCGCCCGCCCACCGTCCGGTCGAAGCGCCGTGGTAACGCAGTGATCCTCGCACGCGGCCATCGCGGCACACGCTGTTGACGATCGACTGAAACTTGGCGGTTGACGACTTGGCCGCAGAACGACGAAGCTCGATCGCTTCGCGTGCTTGCGGATCATCGAGTAGCTGAGTGCGCAGGATGATTTCGACAATATCTCCCTTGGCAACAGATTCACAAGTGACGCCGCGCGCGTTCAGCCACGCGACGAGCTTGGCGACTTCGGTGCATTTGGCTACGCGGCCCTGCGTCAGCTCGGACATTCTCTTGTCGGCGCGGGCCTTGGCCACGGTGACGGCATCGAGCGCGAGCTGACACATGGGTATATCTACGTAGACACCGCGTTCGTTGATCTTCTGGTCCAAGATCCAGACTTCGCGCTCTTTGGTCGAGAGCTTGGGAACGATACGGTTGATCGCGCGCTCGGTCTCAACGTCTCGCACGCAGTACGCGGTCAGCGCGTCAAGCTGTTCAGGCGTCTCGTACCAGACCGCCGTGCCGTCTTCGAGGTAGCCGCGCGGCTTGCACATCTTGAGCATGAGAGCGCGACCAGCGCGGTCCTTGGCCACAGGAGCCTTTAGCGCCAAGCCCAACTGGTCGAGTGATTGGGGGAGCGCCATCGCAGCGCCGCGCGCCATTGTGCAGTCGGATTGCTGCAAAGAAATAGGGTGCTTGAAAGTCTTGATCCATGCAGTTCTATC